ATGTTGAGGATACTACAAGTGTACTTATAGCTAGCACGGCAAAAGGTGGAGCAAGCTATGAAATTCATACAGCATGGGATAAGCAAGGCAAGGCCCTAGCTGCAATGGCAAGGGCTCAGTCAGAGCTTAAAAGCATGATTAAGACCTACGACGAGCTCACACGCTCCCCTCTTGTCACAGAGGAACAGAGAAAACGAATTGAATTGCTCAAGATCAAGATTGAGAGTAATCAAGGCTCTAAGTCTGATACTACTCTCATGGAAGCCTTGTTGAAAGCAGTGAAAGGTAGTGACGATCTTGAAGATTAAGTTTTCAAAAAAACAAGCTGACATCATTCGTAGACCATTCAACTATGAGTTGGAAGTCAACGAAGGCACCCCTCGAAGCGGCAAGACAACCGCTGGTCATTTTCGCTATGCCAGATATTTGATCGAGTCGTCCGACGAGAATCATCTAGTAGCTGCATACAACCAAGAGCAAGCCTACCGTCTTTTCATTGATGGTGATGGTACTGGTCTGATGCATATCTTCGACGGCAATTGTAAAATCAGGCACGACGAGCACGGAGACCACCTCTTAATCGATACACCAAAAGGTACTAAGCGAGTTTACTACAAAGGAGGCGGTAAAGCTAACAGCGTGGGAGCTATCACTGGTATGTCTTTAGGTTCAGTAGTCTTTTGTGAGATAAACCTGCTGAACATGGATTTTATCCAGGAAGCATTCAGACGGACGTGGGCCGCTAAGCTCAGATATCATCTGGCCGACCTGAACCCTCCAGCTCCTCAGCATCCAGTAATTAAGGACGTATTCGACGTCCAAAATACACGCTGGACTCATTGGACCATGGACGACAATCCGATTCTGTCCGAAGAGCGTAAGCAGTCTATTATTCAATCGCTGAAGAAGAACCCTTATCTCTATAAGAGAGACGTGCTCGGTCAACGTGTAATGCCTCAAGGCGTCATATACGGCCTATTCGACCTTGAAAAGAACATTCGGGATAGTTTAGTCGGCGAACCTGTAGAAATGTATTTCAATGGCGACGGTGGACAATCTGACGCGACCTCAATGTCTTGCAACATCGTTACCAAGCATAGAGAGAACAACAAGACTTTCTTTAGACTCAATCGTGTAGCCCACTACTACCATAGCGGAGCTGAGACTGGCCAAGTCAAGGCTATGTCTACCTACGCTGTTGAGCTTCGAGCATTCATCCAGTGGTGCGTAAGCAAGTATCAAATGCGCTATACTGACGTGTGGATTGACCCAGCGTGTAGATCCTTACGAGAGGAATTGCATAAGCTAGGCATCCGGACAAGAGGAGCCTTGAACAATGCCCATGATGTTAGCAGCAAGGCGAAAGGCATTGAGGTAGGGATTGAACGTGGCCAGAATATCATTTCGTCAGGTCAGTTTCTACTTATCAATCATCAGGAAGAAGAGTATGATCATTATCACTTTTTGAAAGAAATTGGTCTTTACAGTCGTGATGATAATGGGAAGCCGATTGACAAGGACAACCACGCAATGGACGAATTTAGATATAGTGTGAACGTATTTTATAAGCGTTACGCTAATTTTTAGCAACAAGGAGCCGATAAATGGGCATTATACAATTTGTCAAAAATCTATTTAAGAGAGGACAGTACGCAATGACTACAGAAAGTCTCGCAAGCATCACAGAGCACCCTAAAATTGCGGTCACAAGCGCCGAATACCAAAGAATCAATGAAAATCTAATGTATTATCAAAGCAAATGGCCTAAAATAACCTACATCAACACGGACGGAATTCAAAAGCAAAGAAAAGTGACGCATTTGCCAATTGCTCGGACCGCTGCCAAGAAGATTGCTAGCTTGGTCTTTAACGAGCAGGCGACAATCAAATTAGATGATGAACAAGCAGACGCATTCATCCAAGAGACCTTAAAGAACGACCGCTTTAACAAGAATTTTGAGCGTTATCTTGAGAGCTGTTTAGCCTTAGGCGGTCTGGCTATGAGACCTTATGTAGACAACGGACGAGTGCGGGTGTCATTCATTCAAGCGCCTGTCTTTCTGCCGTTGCAGTCGAATACTCAAGATGTCTCAAGCGCTGCTATCGTGACTAAAACGATTAAGGCTGCAGGGCAGAAGAATATCTACTACACGTTGATTGAGTTTCATGAGTGGGCGAAAGACGGTAAGTACATCATTTCAAATGAGCTATACAGGTCCGAGGACTCTGAATTGGTTGGCGGACGGGTGCCTTTAGCTGAAGTCTATGAGGATTTAGAAGAACAAGTTGAGCTTGACGGTCTAACAAGACCGCTTTTTTCTTACCTAAAACCTCCAGGGATGAATAACAAGGACATCAATTCGCCTCTTGGTCTATCTATCTTCGATAATGCCAAGAGCACGATTGATTTTATCAATACTACTTACGACGAGTTTAAGTGGGAAGTCAAGATGGGCCAACGCCGAGTGGCCGTTCCCGAAAATTTGACAGAAACCAGAATGGTCTCTGACAACGGTGATATTAACATCGTCAAGCGCTTTGACGCCGAGCAGAATGTTTACTTGCGCTTATCAAATAGCGACATGGACGGCGGGAATATCACAGACCTCACGACAGCAATCAGGGCAGATGACTACATCAAGAGCATTAACGAAGGCCTAGCGCTTTTTGAAATGCTTTTAGGGGTATCTGCTGGGATGTTTACGTTTGACGGCCAGAGCTTAAAGACTGCGACAGAGGTCGTTTCTGAAAACTCTGATACTTACCAAATGCGAAACAGTATTGTCAGCTTGGTCGAGCAATCGTTGAAAGAGTTGATTATTTCAATCTGTGAGATTGGTAGTCTTTACGAACTATACGACGGCCCAATCCCTCAAATGGAAAAGATTTCAATCAATCTGGATGACGGAGTCTTCACTGACAAGAACAACGAGCTTGATTATTGGACTAAAGCTTTGGCTAGCGGCATTGTCAGCAAGACTCACGCTATCCAGAAGGCTTTCAACATGTCAGAGGCTGATGCTAAAAAGATGATTCAGGCAATCAATCAGGAAACGATGGACACGGCCAACAGTCAGCGAAGCCGGCAAGACATTGACTTGTACGGGGAGTGATTAAATGAACCTATTTGTAAAGATTTTCTCGTTAGCTCCAAACCCTGCCAAGCTCTTCATGGAAAAGCCAGGAACATTGCTAGAGAGGATGTTAAATGAAAGGGAACAAAAGACCACCAATCCAGTTCAATGACGAGCAGTTGCTGCTTCAAGCGAGCAATGTCGCGGACATCTATCACCAGCTGGCTTTGGATTTGTTTGATAACGTGGTCGAACGTGTGACAGAACGTGGTACTGTCTATCTTGATAAGCAGCCCTACATCTGGCAACTTGAGAAGATGCAACAGATGCACATGCTCAACGAGGAGAATTTGAAGCTAATCTCTGAATACTCTGGAGTAGCTGAAGAACAGTTGCGCTACATTGTCGAAAACGAGGGCTTGAAGCTCTATACGGACACAAAACAACAGCTTTTAGAAGACTTGGGGCGTGGATCCGCAGGAAATAGCAATCACATTCAAGAAATCCTTGCAGATTATGCTAGTCAAGCTGTCGGAGATATCCATAATCTAATCAACACGACACTTCCTAGAGCTGTTATTGGGGCTTATCAAGGCATTGTGGAGCAATCTGTCGCTAGAGTGGTGACTGGCCTCTCCACGGCCGATAAGGCTATCTCAGATACGGTTATGAAGTGGCAAGAGAAAGGTTTTCAAGGGTTCCAAGATAGCGCTGGTCGTAACTGGAAGATAGACAATTACGCCCGGATGGTTATCAAGACGACAACCTATCGAACTTTCCGAGAAATGCGAACCAGACCGGCTGAAGAGCTGGGCATTGATACTTTTTACTACTCTAAGAAAAGCTCTGCCCGTGAAATGTGCGCTCCTTTGCAACATCAGATAGTAACCCACGGACCAGCTCGAACTGAAAATGGCGAGCGTATTTTATCTTTGGAAGATTACGGATATGGTAAGCCTGGAGGCTGTCTTGGTATTCATTGTGGTCACATGCTGACACCTTTTATCCCAGGAGCCAATTACAAGCCTGATTTGGGCGAGGACGTGGCAGAGATAACACCAGAGCAAGCGATAGAAAATGCCAATGCAGAGGCTAAGCAGAGGGCTCTAGAACGGTCTATCAGAGCGAACAAGGAAAAACTCCATGTCGCCGAGAAATTGGGCGATAAAGAGCTGATAGACAAGTATAAGAGCAAGATAGGCATCCAAAACGCTGCCTTGAAAGATTACATCGATAAGCACCCCTTCCTGAAAAGGGATGAGGCAAGGGAAAAACTCTTCAAGAAAAACGAAAAACCAGCAAGAGTCGAACCTGCTGGTAATAAGTCTTATGTTTCTGTAAAGGAGAAATGGCTGTCAAATGTAGACCCTAGCAAAGCTAAGGTCACAGAAATGAATTTCTGGGAACATAACGGCCAGAAATATCAAGTCGATGGGAAGCATGTAGTGCTAGATTATTCTCAAAAAGAGAAAGAAGTAGGAGAATGGCTGTCTAAAACGTTTGGAAAACACGTCCAAATGGCGCCGCGAGTTAACTTCCCAGAAAAAATCCCGAGCCCAGATTATTTAGTTGATGGTTTGAAATTTGACCTGAAAGAGATAACTGGTTCAGGAAAAGGGAC